GGCTTTCTCTCTCCCCGTCCCGCCTGGTGTTGCCTAGTTCGACGCGTCCTCGGCGGTCTACGACTCAGCAGGGTTACGGTGCGCGGCATCAGCGTGTTCGTAAGCGGTGGGAGGCTGTGGTCGCGGCGGGGCAGGGGCGGTGCGCTAGGTGTGGTGGCGCGATCGGGCCTGGTGATCCGTGGGATCTGGGGCATGTCGATGGTGACCGGGGCCGGTATGCGGGGCCTGAGCATCGGGCGTGTAACAGGGCGGGGCTGAACAGGGGCAGGCAGGGTTTTGCGTTGCCTACGTTGGAGTTGCCGCCTGAGCGGGACGGGCTGGCGTGGAACGATCCGCGGTTCGATGTTTCGTGGCTGAAGGGGCTGCGTCGGCCGCCGGCGGATGCGGCGTGGCCCAGGTTGATGAGCGTGCCGCACCGGGCGGCGGTGGGCTCGTTGGGGCCGGAGTTCATCCGGTGGGCCGAACAGCGTTCCGGGTGGCCGCTCAGGTGGTGGCAAAGGCTCGCCGCGACGAGGATCCTCGAGGTCGACGCTCAGGGCCGGCTGTGCTGGGAGACGGTGCTGCTGACGATGCCGCGCCAGCTCGGCAAGTCGTGGCTGCTCCGGGAGCTCTGTTTCTGGCGGATCCATCAGCAGCCGCGATTCAAGGAGCCTCAGGATGTGCTGCATACGGGGAAGGATCTGCGGGTGTGTATGGAGGTTCAGCGGCCGGCACGGATCTGGGCGAAGCCGTTGTCGGCGTATCGGGTGCGGGAGGCGAACGGCCAGGTCGAGATCGAACTGTTGGAGTCCGGCAGCAGGTGGATGCTGTTCGCGAAAGAGGCGGTCTACGGGTTCTCGGTCAGCCTGGCCGCGGTCGATGAGGCGTGGAAGGTCGATCCGCAGGTGATCGAGGAGGGTGTGGACCCGACGATGGTCGAGCGGGAGCAGCCGCAGCTGCTGCTTGTCTCGACGGCGCATCGGCGGGCGACGTCGCTGATGCTGGGCCGGCGGGCCGCAGCGCTCGACGAGCTGGAGTCCGGCGACGGGAACCTTCTGGTCGAGTGGTCGGCGCCGCCCGGCGTTGATGTGGCTGATCCGGCGGCGTGGAGGCAGGCGTCGTCGCAATGGTCGGCCCGCCGTGAGAAGACCGTCAGGGCGCAGCTCGACCTCGCGTTGGCGGGCACGTTGCGGGGTGAGGACGAGCCTGACCCGGTCGAGTCGTTCCGGTCGCAGTGGTTGAACCAGTGGCCTCGTGAGCTGTCGGAGCAGGACGTCCGGGTTGAGCCGCTGCTGCCGCCCGGCATGTGGGCCGGGCTCACCCAGACCGACGTTGAGGCGGACGGGCCGCTGTGGGTTGCCGTCGAGGATCTGTTCGGCCGTGCTGCCGCCGGCGCTGCTGCCCGTCGTGTCGGTGATGGCCGCATCGAGGTTGAGGCGTGGCATTTCGACAACTGGAACCTCGCCGTCGACTGGGTCAGGAGTGTCGTCGCCGGTCACCGTGTCCGGCAGCTGTTGGTGGGCGCGTCGATGCTCGACTCGTTCCCGTCCGACATCGTCCCGCAGCCGGTCAGGGTGGGCGGCACCGAGGCTAGGGCCGGGCTCGCACTGCTCAGAGATCTGGCGTTGGGCGGCCAGGTTGTGCATGACATCTCCGACCTCGACGGTGCGTTCCAGACAGCACACGTCAAGGAGTCCGTCAGCGGACTGATCCTGGTGCCGTCTGACTCGCAGCACGTCGTCAAAGCCGGCGTCTGGGCGTTACAGGCGGCCCATCGGCCGGCGCCGGTTCCCGCCGTCGCCTGACAATCACGGATCCGTGGCTTATAGTCACGGGTAGTGGGGCTTTTCACTCGTGCGATCCGGCCCCCCGACCCCGAGATCCCGAACTCGAATGATCCGGCGTCGGTTCCACCGGCGACGGTCGGGCCGCCCTCCGCGACACCCGGTGACCCTGAAGGCGTGATGTTCACGGGGGCGCCGGCCCCTCGGACGTCGCTGGCGTCGGTTACCCCGTCGCCGTGGTCGGGGTGGCCGGCGGAATGGGCGACACCGAACTGGGGCGGCAGAGTGCAGCAGCTCACCGGCACCGCGTTCGCCTGTCTCGACCTGAACTCCGGTGCGCTGTCGACGATGCCGCCGTACCTCGTCGGGGCCGCACCGTCGCTGAACACGGAATGGCTCACGAACCCGAACCCGACCGTCTACAACAGCTGGCAGGAGTTCGCACGCCGCATGTTCTACGACTGGCAAGCAATCGGCGAAGTCTTCGTTCACGCCGACTCCTATTACGCGACCGGGTGGCCGGCGACGTTCCATATCCTTCCGCCGTGGTCGGTGAACGTCGAGATGCGCGACGGGCTCCGGCATTACACGATCGGCGCCCGCGACATCACCGGCCGTGTTCTGCACCTGCGCTATCTGTCGTCGGTCGACGACGCGCACGGCCACGGCCCGCTCGAGGCGGGCGCGGGACGTCTTATCGCGGCTGAGGTGTATGCCCGCTACGCCACCAGCCTCGCCGCCAGCGGTGGTGTGCCGCCGTCCGTGCTCGAGCATCCGGAGGAGCTCACCGCTGAACAGTCCGCCCTCCTGAAGGCGCAGTGGGTCGAAGCTCGGCAGTCGAGCATCGGTGAACCGGCGGTGCTGTCCGGCGGGCTGAAGTGGACACCAACCCAGGTCAACGCCCGCGACATGGGCCTCCACGAGCTACAGCAGTTCAACGAGGCCGCGATCGCGGTTCTGCTCGGCGTGCCGCCTCACCTCGTCGGGATCCCGACCGGTGACTCGATGACATACGCGAACGTCAACTCGATTTTCGACTACCACTGGCGGTCGAGCCTCCGCGTCCATGCGCACGCCGTCATGCTCGCCCTGTCCGGGTGGCTGCTCCCCCGCGGAACACGGGTCGAGCTGAACCGTGACGAGTACATCCAGCCCGGCCCCTATGAGAGGGCGCAGACCGCGCAGATCCTGAACGGCATCGTCGACGAGCGTGGAAACCCGGCCCTGACGGTGGACGAGATCCGGGAGGCGGAACGATTGAACAACACCGTCGCCGAAGGAGTGTTGACATGACAGAACTGCCGGAGCTCGAGTACCGCACCGCCACACAGATCGGCATGTCGTTCCCGAACCGCACGATCGAACTGGTCGTGATGCCCTACGAGGAGGAGGCCGTCGTCGACTACCGCGGCCGTGCGATCCGTGAGGTCGTCAGCCGCGGAGCGTTCGACGGGATCGAGCAGCGCCCCGGCCGTGTCAAGATCAACCGTGACCACGACGTAACCCGGACATGCGGGCACGCCGTCACGTTTCACCCGTCGAGCGAAGAGGGTCTCGTCGCGGAGGTGTACGTCTCGAAAACCATCCTGGGCGACGAGACACTCGTGCTCGCGAACGACGGCGACCTCGACGCGTCAGCGGGGTTCCGGCCGAAGTTCAACAAGGCGACGAACAAGCTCGAGGAGGACTGGCCGTCCCGCGACTACCGCCGCCTCAACAAGATCTGGCTGGGCCATATCGCGATGACACCCGACCCGGCCTACCTGGGTGCCCGCACGCTCGCCGTACGCTCACAGGCCTCCACGGAGGCTCCCGGCGGCATCGTGAAGCCGAACCGTGCTGAGTGGTTGGCGCTTCGGCGGCAAGACGAATATGATCTGATCAGCCGCTGAACTACCTCCCGTGGGGCTTTGAGCTACCGGGAGTTGAGGGGGACGTGGCGCCCGGGCGAAACCAGTCCTTGTTTCGCAACCAGAAAGGCGCACCCCTCAAATGCGTGCCACAGACCAGATGCTCGCGAAGATCTCCGCTGAGATCCAGTCGCAGCAGGCGTTCCAGGACAAGATCCTCGAGGACGCCGACCGTGAGAACCGCGACCTCGAAGACAACGATCTGGAGATGCTGAAGCGGTCCCGCGACGAGATCGCGAAGCTGCAGAAGCAGGCCGGCCCGATCCAGGAGTCCCGCCGCATCTCGACCGAGAACGCCGACATGCTCGCCGAGCTCGCACGGTTCACCAGCGAGACCCGTAACGAGAAGCAGCCGGAGATCGAGTACCGCTCCGCCGGCCAGTACGTCAACGACGTGTGGAAGTCCCGCTCCGGCGACCAGGACGCCGCCAACAGGCTCGACCTCTACAACCGCACCGCCGCACACCAGATCACCTCCGACAACCCCGGCCTGATCCCGTCGCCGATCGTTCAGCCGGTCATCAACTTCATCGACCAGGCCCGCCCCATGACGACATGGTTCGGCCCCCGCGACATCCCGTCCGGGAACTGGAACAGGCCGAAGGTCACGCAGCACACCAACGTCGCGGAACAGCCGACCGGCGAGAAGAACGAGCTCGTCTCCCAGAAGATGACGATCACCTCTACGAACGTCGTCGCCAAAACTTATGGCGGATATGTGAACGTGAGCCGCCAGAATTTGGACTGGTCGACCCCGTCGATCATGGATGTCGTCATCAACGACCTCGCCGGCAAGTACGGGACGGTCACGGAGGCCGCTCTGGGTGCCGCGTTGAAGACGGCCGCGCCGACAACCGAGACGATCGCGACCGGGGCACCCACCGAGGCAGCGTTGAACGCCGCGTTGTGGGAGGCGGCCGGCCTGATCTTCACCGCGACCGCAGGGCAGGGCAGGTTGGCGATGTTCGTGCCCCCGGACCAGTTGGGTGTGTGGGCGCCGCTGTTCGCGCCGATCAACCCGACCAACGCGATCTCGCCGGGCTTCTCGGCTGCGGACTTCGGCACGGGTGCGATGGGGCAGATCTCCGGGATCCCCGTCTACATGACCGCCGGCCTCGCATCCGGCAGCTCCATCGTCGCGTCGTCGTCCGCCGTCGAGGTGTACGAGGACCGCGGCGGCTCGCTCCAGGTGATCGAGCCGTCCGTGCT